ATTCTTTTTGCATAGCAAATTGAATATCTAGCAATCCACGCCCAAACTGCATAGTTCGGGCTTTGCTAATTATTAAGTCAGGATCATCTTGCATCTGAAGAAATAATTTTCTTCCTAATGTAGAATAGGTGAACACCATATTTATTGATGTTCTCTCTTTAGTTTCTAATTTTGTTAGATCTAAAAGAGTAACCGTTTCTAATTGTTTAGAAAGATCATTAGTATAACCCATTGCCTTATTCATATCTGAAAAGGCTCTTACGCTATTATAAATAGCATATGTAAGTGGGTGATTACCAATGTCTAAATTATTTTGGACAGTAGCAATATTTTGAATAGCTGTTTGGTAAACATCTTTAAATCGTTTATAAAACGAGTTAAGATCTTTAACTACAGACATGGCCATTCCATTTACTACCCCACTAGCAGCTCTTGACCATTCTTGGTTAAGAATTACTTCTTGTGAAGGTATAGTATACTCATTTCTTGCTGTTGCTTTTGCCATAAAGGCTCTAGTTAAAGCAGGATCAAACTCTTTAAGATTTCTAAACACTAAGTTTAGTTCTTGAAAAGCTCTATTGAAATATTTTATTTCAGTAGAAGAATAGAGAAGAGAAATTCTTCCCTTTTCTTTGATTGAGTGGGCGTAAAACCCCATCTTAGACTGCATTACTACATCTACTCGTAATGAGGAGATTAAAGAAGTAGCAAGCTGAATTGATGATACTATTGATCTAGGCCCTCGACCTTTATATATCAGGTCAAGGATTTGTGAATATAGTAATTTAGGATTTCCTATATTACTCACAAAACCAGCTATTGGAACTGGCGAAACTTCAATTCCTTTATGGAACCAACGTTTGGCAAATTCATATGTATCTTTTGATACATGTGTCTTTGATGATGATATTTCAACACCCAGTTCAGCTAACAGAGATCTGTAAGATTCTGCTACTTTATCGTTAGTAATAACGATATCGTCTCCAAGGAGTATATACTCCTTGAAAGGATACTGATTATTCAGAAATCCAGCATATTGCACAATCATATGATGTGCTACAGTAAACATGGCCCAACTGGACCGTGCTCCCATTGGTTGTCCTACTTGGTATCCGATATTTCGGAATTCCAATCCTTTATTAAGGAATTCATAGGCAACAAATGGCTCTGCAACCATTAGATTTTTCCAACACGTAGCAAAAAAGGGCCCTGCCATTTTTGATAGCAGTTGCACTTGAAGCTCGATAGGAAATCTATCAGTAGCTGCGCTTAAATCAAGTGAATGATAATGATCATTCATATTCTCTTTACTTATAAAGGGATCTTGAGTGAATGTTCTGTCTTGAGGTATTAATCTCAGACAATTAAACAACCACTTAGATAATGGATCAAAAGCTAGTTGTGATATATAATCATAACATCCCACGATTCGGTGCTTCATCTCTGGATCAGAGATATGGATAAATCTTCGATTTCTCCATTGCACTTTTCTCGTTTTAATATCTTCATATGATAGTTTATATAAACCATCCATGTTGATCTTAATTGAGGATTTTAGCAATTTAATCCATTCCATAAAGGTATCTCCTCCAATCCCAGCTAATCCCCATAGATTGATACCAGTAAATCTGGCACAAGCTACTTGGGCAGCTAAGATAGCCGGACCACCAAGTGGACCTGACTTTAAGGAAAGAAAAGCCTGTAATGGGCTTGGTCTATTGACTAACGGGTTAAAAT